TTGACATAAGTAATGTCTTTTGGTCCTGTTGTATTAGTAAATACAAAAGTGCCAGCATTTAAATCTGAAATAGTGGTTGTTATCATCTTATATTTTTAAAAGCACTACGAGAAGGTTTCATCATAGATGATGTAGGCTTCCCAGCCCCAATATGTCTAAAGGGACTATAATTTAATTTACTAAATTTTCTTGAGATGTCCAAGTTTTTGTTTGTGTCCTCTACACGTTTAGACATTCCTCTATTAGCTTGTTGAACTTTAACAAATGCTACTAAAGAACAGAATGCTACAAGTCTATCTACGTTAAGCCCATCTTGGTATGCTTGCATTTCTTTAAGCAGCATTGGGTCAGGTATACGTTCTACTCCGTATATAGTTTTAGTTATTGTTCCATCCGGATCCATTTCTTGGTCAAGCTCTTCTTGTAAAAATTCTATACCATAACTTAGAATAGTACCTTTAAATAATGTACCTACGTTTTTCCACCCATATTCTTGAAATACATTAGCATTAGCTCCTATGTCTTTAAGAAATAACATCATGCTCTTAGGTATAAGATATCTTTGTTTTTTTCTTTCCATCATATAATGAATAAACAAAGACACGTTATTCTCTACTAATGTCCAGGCATTATACCATTCTATAAGTATTTCTAAACGTTCATGTGTTTTCTTTATATCATCAAATCTTCCACACCATGATGCAACTATACCATCTCTTTCTATAACATGGTTTATTTTATCACCATCTTTTTTAATTACTTCTACAGCATTTTTATAGACATATATAGAACAAAGAGAATCTGATGTAGTTGTTTTACCTTCACTTACAGGATCCACAGAAGCATAGTACATACCGAATGTCGGATTTTTACAAGGACGTTCATAAACACATATCACTCCTTCTTTATCATCAGCTTTTTTACTTAATGGAAATTCCATAATAGGAGCTTTTCTAGAAACTTTATCTATAATTTTACCTTCGGCATCTCTTGTAAGTTCCAGATACTCAACAGGATAGAGTTTATCTTCTATACGTTGAAGTTGTTTAGAAACAAGGTGAGGAGGAAATACAGATTCTTTTCTAGTAGCAAAAGCTTCTTCTATAGTGGTGGGTTTCTGAGATATACGTAACTGATATTGATCAGGAGGTAGATCTTTATACCACTGTTTACGTTCTTCCTTAATAGCTTCCAAAGCTTCTTTAACTAATGAGTTACCTGCTTCATCTATGTACGGAGGCATACTCCATTGTTCCGGAATAAACAATCCTGTTTCTCCAATGGTTCCTTTGTTATCTATTAAGTTGGTCTTCACTGCAAACATACCATACCTATGTGGGTATAGTATCATGTCTTTCAAAGGCTGACACTGTTCAAGGTCACCCACTGAGCCGGCAGCTATAAACGTACCTGTTGTCACCATACCAGATTGCATAGCTGGTCTCATAAACTCATATGTGTCCATCATCTTAGGAGCAATACCTGCCTCCTCATGAAAGAAGTAGGTTACAGGACCACCGACACCATTAGTTGGGTCTTTCTCAAATGATGTACCAGTGATGATGCTTTTATTACCCTTGTAAGTATCACGGTTGTTTACTCTCACTTTAATTCTTTGTTGCCATGAGAATATCTTATCAGGCTCAGATGGTCTGTACCAGGCTGTATGTTCGTTAAGGAAGTTACGGTATTCATTCAGCATTCTCCAAGAACCTTTCTCAGAAATGTAATCTTTAAGGCTGGCCCCTATTTTATTTACAGATCCTTCTTCAAACCAATAGGCATTTATAAGCTTGGCCATGTGAAAATAAGAAGATGCTATCTGACGTTTCTTTAAAATAGGAAGATGCTTATAAGATAGTTCTCCAAGACATTCGTACAAAGCCATGTGGTATTGGGCATCCCTCACCTTGGCAAAGTCAAATCTTTTTTCTTCTTTATCGTAAATAGGAAGAAAGTTAAGCCACATGTAATAATCTCTAGTTACATACCACGTATTATCTCCTTCTTTATAAATTACACCATGCCTACACTTACCTTTTTGTTCATCCCAATAAGTCATAAAGTCTTTGCTTTTTAAAGGAGCTTGACAATAATAACCTTGCTTTTGGAATCTTCTAGCTTCATGATTAAATTGTTTAGAAATACTCACTGTAAGATTATACCCTTCATCTGGGCCGGCATCTTTAAACACTGACCTTACAAAATCACGATATTCTTCACGTGTATAGAATGTTGTTACATCCCATACACCATTATCATACGTAGGTATTTCTATATAGTAGTTACTCTGCACCTTCTCCGTTTATAATATGTTCTATTACACCAGTGCTGCCTTTTGCTTTATGTAATAATTCTAAAAGAGTATTAATGTTTTTACTTCTAAGAACATTTGCATTTTTGTAATCATTCCAATATTCATGATATGATTCTCTTGGAATAGCTGCCCATTGTTCTGTAAAAGAATTAAAATGAAATACCCAGTCGTTTAAATAAGATTGTTCCATTAGTTATTTTTTAAATCATGTAAAGTTTTAGTAAATAATTCAAGATTAGGTGTCAATGTTGATTTAAGCATTGGTGCAGCTTTAATCATTTCTTCATAAGTTTTTATTACATCTGTTAAGGAATCAACTTCATTTTTATCATTTAAGTTATTTTTAATATCATCCATTTTAGATATTAATGATGTAATTTTTTCAAAATTAATTGTAGGATTTTTCTTTAAATCTTCTATAATAGTTTTTGATTCTTTAGATTTCATAGTTTTTATTTTATTGGTCGTAAGCTAAGTTTTGTCCTCCACGCACACTAGATTGTTGTTCTTCCATCAAATCTTTATACACTCCTTTAAAAGATTGACGTACACCATCATACTTTTCAGCCATTCTAAGCAGGGCTGGACTAGATCCATCCCTACCAAATGTAAGTTGTTCTGTAGCCATACTCTTAGCCATGTTGTCTAAGAATATTTTAATACCTTGGTATGCTCTATACGTAGGAGTTTCATACATCTTTTTGCACATAATTAGAGCATGTGTAATCTTATTATCATCAAGACTAAAATCAGCATCTATTTCTTTTAGTATAAGGTGTTCTTTATCTTCTTCAGGTACATCAAAGAAAGGATTCATATCTGGATTAGGACAGGTCATATAAAACAAATATGCATATATCTTAAGATGGTCATCTGGATTTTCATCCATAATATCTTTAAGAAACTTAAGTGTATAGCAATGTTCTGATGGTATCACTTTACCGTTTTGTATATCAAATAGTCTTATCATCGTCATCTAGTTTTATATATATACCATCTATTATTTGCAAAGCAAGTGAACCATGATGGTATAAAAAGTTTTTCTTTTCTGAAAATCCTGTTATTACAATTATTTCTCCCACCTCTATAGTACCAAAAGTTCTATCTCCTAATTTATTATTAGTTATTAAAAGTCTATCTCCTATTTTTAAGTCTGTCATTTTTTTAAATCTAATGTTTCATTATGGTGAATTCTTATTTGATCACTTCTATAATGTCTTACAAGTCCACCTTCACATAGCACTACACACCATATATCATTTTCAAATGTTCCCCCATTTGACACATATATAGCATATCCTTCTTTATTATTTTCTACTATTACAGGTATAGGGTTTTTAAATTCTAACATTATAGTTTTTCTTTTGTCTGTCTTAGTAAATCCTTTATTCCATTTCTAGCCATCCCTCTAAGAAGAGATTGGTTTTTTAATTCATCATTATGTATCCAGCTAATTCTACCAAAATGTTTTTCTTTTTCAGACATGTAACATTTTCTAGCTTTTTCTGTCATATCAAGAGTTCCTTCATCATACTGATCTAGTAACTCTGCTAATGTAAATATGTTATTTTCCTGAGTATTCATATTCTAATATTTTACCTACAAGATCAGATCTATGGTTATGTTTAAGTTTGATGTATTGTATTTCTGAAATCTTTTTAGATAGTTCTATAACATACCTAAGTCCATTATCTCCAGAACCCCTGATATCTGTTTGTTCAAGATCTCCATTAATAATTATCTTACCATTTACGCCAAGTCTAGTGAGAATAGCAAGCATTTCAGCTTTGGTTAAGTTCTGAGCTTCTTCTACAATAAGAACATCATCTACTGTCTTACCACGTATAAACTGTACAGGAAGAGCATTAACTTTCTTAGAAGTGATGAGTTCTTCCACTTTCACCTTATCATAACATTTAATAAGATTTTCCTGAAAAGCTTCTAGATAGGGATTGAATTTTTCATCAAGACTTCCTGGAAGAAAGCCCAAAGATTGTCCCACTTCTACAGCAGCTCTAGTAACTAGGATTTGATCACACTCTTTTTTAAATAAAAAATCAAGAGCTGTCACTGCTGAGACAAGGCTCTTACCACAACCTGCCCTGCCCGTAATAACCACAATTTGATTTTCCCTAATAAGTCTTTTAGCTTCTTTCTGTTCTTCATTTAATGTTACTTTGTATTTAATCTCTCCTTTTAAAACTTTTTTTTCTTTTTCCATTAGTGGGGTTTTACTTTATGTTTGTTTTCTTCTAACCAGTGTATTAAAGATATAGCTTCTTTTTTTAAATAAGGCAAATCATATATTACAACATCACTAACAATAGGATCACCATTAGTATCAAGAGCAGATATAGGATTGTCAAACCTATCCCGTCCTGCCTCTTCAAACAATATATGATGAATTGTAAGGGTACCAGCAGAAAGTTTTGGATTGTGCTTAAGAATAATAAACATATACATACTAAGCTGGAGAGCATAATGATTAAAGTGGCAATCATCAAGATGAGCCACTGGAGTTGACATTTTCTGAGATATTCCTTCCCAATTTGTATAGCCTTCAAGTTTTATTTCTTTATTGGTTTTATAATCTGTTATATGCACTTTACCATCTATCACTTCTACTAAATCAGACTGGCCACATATACCGGCTGATTTAAGATAGACCATATGTTCAGGATAGATGCCATTATTAAGTTTTTGTTCTGGAGAATATTTCACTCCTTCTTTTTCTATAGGAGTGAATACAGGAATAGTGGTTCCATGTCTTTCCATATCAGATAACCCACAGATGTCAGCTTCTCTTTGATTATGATACCATGTACCTAGTGTTGTTGCACGTAATGCTTCAGCTTTCCAGGCAGCTTTAATATCTTCAGGAGTCATACCGTACCACTTAGATTTTTTGCTCTTAGCAGATTTTGCTGCTATCTTATCTGCATCAAAAGGTTGTTTAAAACTGGATATTAAACTAGTGACACTTAACCAATTTATATCATCATCACTACGATATTTATGGTCATGTGCTGTAAACTTTAATATGCTCATATACCTAATTTTTGGTTTAATTGATCTTCTTCTTCCTGTGTAAGTTCGGATGTCCATTTACCTAAAGGACATTCACTAGACAAACTTCTTAATTTAAATCCTAATGAACATCCACAGCCTCCTTGTCTTTCATCACAACAGGGTGTGGTTCCTGGTATCATACAACCTTCGTCATCTAATGTAAATAATTGACATGAATAACAAATAGCTTTTCTTTGTTCTGCTATTTCTTCTACATCTTCCTTCTTAAATATACTATTTGTTATTCCCTCTACGATCTGCCCTTTTGCTTTCCAGATTTTTATTATATTTTCCTTTAGAGACATTGGCTACTTTTTTATGAAGTTTAATAAAATCTTTACGTTGATTTTCTTGCTCAATTTCTTTTTTTATGTTCTTTAAATCAAATAAACTTTCAGCTGTTTTAAATCTAGCTGTTATTTGTTGCATTCCTTTTTGTTTATTGTTCTCTTCCCATTTTTCTAAGATGGTTATTTTTTCATCCACCTTCCAATGTTTAACAACAAAGTCTCCTAGATTTGTAAGATGAATACGTTGATGTGATAAAGTAGAAAGATTTTTTCTTATTTCTGACCAATAGTAATCAACCAAATCTTCTACAAGTGATTCAGGTAGAGATAGTTTAGTAGCTACTTCTGGTATAAATAATTTAGCTTTCTTTGGTCTCAACAGATAAAAATTTAAAATCTAAAAGAATATTACCTTTAGAATACACTTTAATATCAGGGTTGATAAAGATTTTTTTCTTATTTTTTCCTTCTTTTTTAATAAGGTTTTTCTTCTCAGCTTTAGTAAGACAATTACGTACAGACTGTGTACTAGAAAATATATCTTTAATGTGAGCCTTTGTACAAAAACTTGTCAATTCCTGGTCTCCTTCTAAAGCCAGAAATGTGAGGCAGTCTAAATCTGCCTCACTCACTGATATTTTACTTAAGTAACAATGTGTTAGTATTTGGTACTTTACTATTTCCCATTTACTCATTTTTACTTTTTTGTCTACTTGGTTTACTAAAGCCATCTTTATTTTTTTAACTTACGTTTAGCTGGTTCTGAGTCTTTAGGAACTAACACCTCATCACCCACTTTAAACCCTTGCTCAACAAGTTCTGGATTTTGATCCATATCTTCCTGTGTTAAGTTGTGAGAAACAGCATCTTCTGGTGGTGTTGGATTAGTCATTTGTGCAATGAATCCAAGTGCTTTCAATTCTCTAGATCTAGCTTCTGCTAAATCAGCATTAAGAACTTGTAATTCTAATTGAATCTTTTTAACTTCAATTT